CTAACAAACTTATCTTCTAAATAATCCGGATCACCCGAATAATTTGCATTGTAATCTGGATTTATATCTGTACCATTAGGAAGAAAAGGACTACTTACATCCAACATACTAGTTACATATGTAGTTGTGCTTTGATTAGCATTAAATGTTAATACAGTTCCCGCTGTTACAGCCACCGCTGTAGATGTGTCTAGTGTTATAGTAGTACCAGCATAAATATGTATTGTAGCACCTGTAGGAATATTTGTACCAGTAACAACAGCACCAATTAAATATTCTGGATTTATACCAATTAAACTAGCTGGGTCTAAAATTATATCTGTTCCTATACCCAATTGAGTGGTTAATACAGTTCCTTGACCACCGTTAGTATTATATACGTCTGAATTTAAATAATATAAATCTATAGCAGGATAAGGATTATATGAAGCTACAGATATCTGATCTTCAGTTGTATAATATGTTGGATTAGTTATAGCAGCATCAGTATTAGCAAACTGTACGTTTATTCGTCTTGGTTGATTTCTGTTATCTGTCCAGAACAATAAATCTTCTAATATATTTACAGATAATATAGAGTTTGTTGTAGAGAAATTCAAAAATGCTCCTCTAACAAGCATTGTTGCTGTGTTGGTAGATGTATTATATAGGTATATAAAATTATTTGCTCCTTCATAATAATTTAAAGAGGCAGCATTAAATTGTCTTTGATTATTCCCTGTTATTGTAGCAATATTAGTTGCTGTATAATCTGTTAAAAATAAATATATATTATTATTAGTATCATCAGTATACATACCTATACACTCAAGTCCACTTATACCAGTTTTAGTAACTAAATCTAAAATTAATTTATTACCTAAAACATTCTCTAACGCTCCAACGTCGGCCCCCTCGGATCTACTTACTTGTATATTAATTCCTTCACGATATTCACCATTTGGCAACAACCTGGCATCCAGGTCTTTATTCATTTTGGACTTAATAAAAGAATTTTTAACTTCTGCCATTTATTTAAAATTTAAGCCATTTAGATTTACCTCTCATAATCTGAATAAACTCATTAGATTTAATATTAGATAACCTTATTTTTGTATTTCTTAATTTAGCACTTTTTTCTCTACGTAATCTTTGAACAACATATTCTGGTTGATTTATTCTACTAGCTAATATAGCATGCATTAAATAAGCATACACCGCTTCTTCAGCTAATTTAGGAACCCTCATATTTTGATCATATGATAAACCATCCGATATATATTCTAATATTATTAACTTATCTTTTAAATCACTAGAGAAAGACATTTTACCATCTCTATCGTTAATTGTAAACCACCCATTCATTTGAGCAGTCTCTGGTTGCATACCATATAGTTGCCCATAACCCAAAAGACCTGTTCCATAAACACCCCATAATCCATCAGATAACAATCTTCCCGTTATATCATCTCTTATTTCTTGTAATATTGTAGTATTTTGTTCAGCCCACCTCTCTTCTGTTATAGAAGTACCTGTAATAGTTGCACCAGTACTACTTTGAATAGGAACCCCATTGGCATCTTGAATAGGTTTTGTGTAAGGATTACTTGTTAAAGTTGTAGGGTATATTATATGTTTTACACCTACTTGATCAATCCAAGAAACATTAACATAATTAACATAATCATGAGGAAGAGGTACACTTAGGTTTGCTGGAATTGTTAGTTCTTGAGAATTAATACTTCTTAGTGTATCATAACTAAATTCTTGTAGTGCTCTTTTAGTATGAAAAATAACATCTGTTTTTTTAACACTAGATATTAATTTACCAGCCCCAACATAAGCTACTAAAAAATTATTAACTAAATCATCAACCGATATATATGCATAACTTCCATAATTTTCTTCTACAACATTACCAAAAGCATCGTTGTTACCAAACTCTCCCCCGCTCTGACTTAATAACTGTACTACTACATATGTACCATCAGCTATTACAACTCCAAAAGTTATAATATCATTTACAACCGTGTATGTATTAATGTATTCAGTAAATGTTCCTTGAGCACCACTAACGCTAGTATATAATCTAAAATTATTTGTATTATATAAAGGATTAGTGGGATCGTTGCTTCCAAAAGTAAGATCAGTATTAAACGTAGTTGTAAATATAGTTTGGTTATTAGCTGCTATAAATACTTGTGTACCTGCATAATATTGTGCGTCTGTTTCTGTGATTAATCCCCCGTTAGGTGTTGCCATAATTTATTAGCTTTTTTTATTTACTTCGTCATTAGCCACTTGTTGTGCTGCAGCTTGTACTATATTAGGATCCCTGATTATTATACCAGCATAAATTAATATTTTTAATACTACCTCAGTTTGTTCTGAGTCATGAATTTCAAAATTTAAAGATCCGGTTGGTTCATTTGTGACATCATATGTGTTTGAATTATATATATATTGACCTAGTCCTCCAACAGTAAAACCCCATTTAACGTCATTAGGTTTTCTTATATAATCTAGTTGTATATTACTTACTATTGTTGTTGGTTTAACATATAATAAATTATTCTCATATAAATATACAGGAAAAGTTGTTGAGGGTTTGGTTAATAGTGATTTATCAATATAATAAAAATCACCTCTATCTACTCTTTGTACTTCTGTTTCATTATTATAAAGTACAGTTCCAAGTCGGTAAAAAGTAGTTTGATTACCATAAGCATCTACATTAGGAATAGTAAAATAACTTAAGTTATTGTTTGTTATGTAGTTGGCGGTATTAAAAGTTTTAAATATAGCTATTTTTTCATCAATATTTTCTACTCTATCAGCATAATCTGTGTCAGTTTGTGGTATGCGTACTTGTTGATTAATATCTTCAAAATATTTTTCAAACATTTCTAACTGAACCTGTGTACCTATACTGTTAAACTCAGTGGGTGTCATATAACCCCGTTGTTCTTTGTTTAGTATAAGCAAAACAGTTTGATATACTGTGTTTACATTTATAGCCATTTGTTGTTTTTATTATAATAAAGGAGGTTTTTACACCCCCCTTATTAGTATTACATATTAAGAGAGTTTTTTCTCTATTGATTTATAGACATCTAAACCTTCATCTGTTTTAAAGAAAGAAGCCATAGCAGCATAAGGATGTTCATCAAAAGGAACAGTCATCAATTTTTTACCGTTTGAGGACCACTTAAATGTTTTTTGATCAGAAGCTAGCATTATAATTCCAGCTTCAGTTGCTTTTATGGCAAAATTCCTTAAATGAACATTCTCATCATTAGCTAAATTTATGAATAATTTAGGATTATCTTTAGCAAAGATAAGTAAATCTCTTTTTATCTCCTTAGAGCTCATCTCTGACACCTTAGATCCCATTTCAACTCTCAATATTGCCTCGGCCTGATCTATTTCTACTGATCTAGCCATATTTAAAGCATCTATTTCTAATTCAAGATCTACCAATTCATCTTTAGCATCTGATATTATGTCGAGTTCTCTATATTTTACATTTCTTAAAGGATGATAAAGAGATAATATTTTTTGTAAAGATTGGTTGGTTTTTTTTACAGTTAATGCACCATCTTTAAATAAAATATGTCCTAAAGTTGCCTCACCTTTTTGTTCGTCTTTAAATGGTGAATTTTGATTTGTAGCATATCTTAATTCTCTTTGTTCGCTCTTAGATTCATCAAACCACAATAAAGCATGTCGCGTTGTGTGTCTTGATGGTATTTTTAATGTTAAAGGTTGACTTACCCCTGTTACAAGATATGTTCTATCTTTTATTTCCCAACTATTTTGTTGAGTTATTTTTTTTGTTTTCATGATATAATATAATTAAATAGTTAAAAATTGTAAAGGTGGGGCAAATTAATGCCCCATAACTTTACAGTACTTATTAAACTCCTTGGAATAAAACAAAGTTGTTAGCAGCTTGTGTTACTAAACATCTTTCAGATAGGAAGTTAACCTCCATAGCATCAAGATTTGAAGTATATGCACCACCTGCAGAACCAGTTAACCAAGACTTCATACGTCTGTCTTCTGTTTGAGAAGCTCTATAACGTACATGTAAGAATGGTCGTCTGATGTTTGTTCCTAGAATTTGGTCATAAACTGTTGAAGTTCCAGCAGGAATTAAAACACCTTCTATTGAAGAGATACCTATTTGAGCACCACGAGTAGAAGCGTCATTTAAGTATTTCCAGTCAGTCTTATAAAAATCGTAAGATCCTCTACGGAAACCACTAAATCCAAGATTCAATGCCATTTCCTCAGAGTTTTCAAATAATCCATAAGCAGTACCTCCATTTACTCCCTGAGACACAGCACTTAACATATTATCAAACTCTAAAGAAGTTGATCTATTTAAGAAAAGCATGTTTTCTTCAATAGCTCCTTGAGTATCTAAATTCTTAAGGATTTCATCAAAGTCATCAATTCCAGCTGCACCAGCGAAACCAATTTCTACATTACCTCTAGCTTGAATAGCAGAGAATAAACCTTGAGTACCACCTAAGTTTGTACCTAAACCAGCAACACCTGAACCAGCAGCTGTTAACTCACCTTCAACACATACCATTTCTAGGTAGTCTTCAAAACGTAATCTTGTTTCAGACTCCGCTTTTAAATACCATAAGTATCCAGTAGTTCCATCTTCTGTGGCAACTTCAACCCAACCTATTTGAGCCATATCAGATCCGTTTATTGTATAAACATTTCTTATGATAATAGGAGAGTTAGAAAATTGAGTGAAAGAAGGAGTAATAGTTACTTGTGGTTGAGCCGCAGGAGCATCTGCTAAAGCACCAGCTGCAGCGTTAACTGTAGAAGCACCTTTTTGAAATTCCGAACCGTATACAAATATTTTAACAGTAGCGCCCATGGTAGCCGCTGGAAGACCAGCCGTTAAATATGGTTGTACGGTTAACTGACCTGTTCCAGTGTTACTTGCAGATACGTAACATTTTGCTTCGTTACCTGCATTGTCCATTACTACTATTGTTTGACCCGGGCTTATTACATTTCTTGTAACTCCAGGAGCAGTAGCAAGTGGAATTGTAATAGTTGGGTTAGCAGCACCTTGATTACTAACACAGTTATTATATGCTATGTGTAATCTGTTTTGTTCTGACCAAATAACTTGATCGGATGTCATAGGCATTTCAGCGCCTACCATTCTTAAGAAGCCTGATAACGTTCTGTTTCCATAACGCTCTACTTCTTGTTCGTATAATTCTGGCAAATATTGCTGAGCAAAATCATTCGCTCCAGCATCAAATGCTAAATAGTTTGCTGCTAATAACTGCTGATTTTGAGCAGGTACAATAGCACCAAATTGTGGTATTAAAGCCATTTTTTATTTTTTTTTAGTTAAATGTTTTCTTTTTAATTCTTAATTTTGAAGAATCAAGACCACTCATTGCTTTTACTTTAAATCCACCAACAAAAACATCACCAGAGGCAGTTGCCCGGGGGTCAGTATTTATATTTTTGGACTTAGCTAATTGCTCTTTAATAGCATCGGTTTTACCCTGCTCATAAAAGTGATTAACTAATGTATCAGCATTTTGTGCACTATATAAAGCTTTATGATAACCCTTGTGATCAACTATCTCCCCATTTTTATCTAGGTACTTCCCGATAAAGTTTGATATATCACTTTGTTTATCTGCAACACTTGAGGGATCTTTAACACCATATCTAAATTTTTTGTCTCCTAGTTTAAAATCAAAACCTTTGAAATCACTAGAAAGAACTTGTTTAGTTTTAGCAATAAACCTTTCATGTTTAGCTTTATTTGTATCTTGTTCTTCATTGTAGCGGTTGAAAAAATCAGTAGCTTTTTGTTGTTCTTGGGTAACGCCGGGTCTCAACTTGATTTCGTCGTAATATTTACCTTTTAAATCTTCCAAATAGTTCTTGGCTTTCGCAACTTCTTCTTTATATGCAAGTTTTTTCTTACGAATATCCCTTGCTTCATCTAATTCCTCATCAAAAGAGAAAGAGTCTTCTATTATAAATCCTCTTTCTTCATTATTTAAATGTGGTTTAGCTGTTTTGTAATATTCATGAAGTAATGCATCCCCATCTACATTAGTATAGTCAGCATTTAAACGGGCATAATCTTGTACATCACCACCTGTTTCTTCCATGAATTTAATTAATTTTTCTATATTTTCAGGGAGTTTTTGTGTTTCAACTTCCTGAGGTATTTCTTTTTGTTCTGATGAGGTAGCGGGAGTTTCATCGCTTCCTGCCACTCCGCTCTCGTTAATGTTATTGTCTTCATCTTTTATTTCTTGTATTGGTGAGTCTACTTTTTCGTCGGTTTCCCGTACTTCTTCAACCACTTTTTCGCTGTTGCCACTGTTTTTGAGTTTTTCGACAGGAGCATCGCCCACATTTGTCTTTTGTGTAGGAACGGCATCTTTTTCTTCTTTTTTAGGTTTGTTTAAATCAACTTTGATTATATCTTGAGTTTTATCTTCACCAAGATTTTTCATTCTTTTAGCAGACTTTATTTTAAAATCTCCTTCTTTTTTAACCGGGGTAGTATCAATTGCTTTAACAGCTACCTCTTCTTTTTTTGTTTGTTTTTTATTTGACATAATATAATATAAAATTAATAATAACTATTACGGATTAAATTGCTCTAATCCAAAACCATCCAAATTGTCATTACCAGCTGATTCAAAATTAGTAGGTAATGCATCGTTTTGTCTTTGGCTTATAAGTTCACTTTGTTGTGTGCCTTGTATTTTTACTCTTTTATCTTTACGATCTTCTATTGATTGTTCTTTTTGTCTTTGAACTTGACCCTGCATTTCAGCTAATTGCATTTGATAATTAAACTCTTCAGCCATTAATTGTTTCTTGATTAAAGCTTCTTGTTCCATTCTTTCAATTTCAAACTGAGATTTAGCTTGTTCTATTTGAACTTTTGTTTGTGCAACTGCTTGCTCTTTTTGTACCTCAGACATTGCTGCTTTTTCTGCCGATTGAGCGTTTGCTTGAGCTTGTGCTTGTATATTAGCTTGCTGAGCAGCTTGATCTTTAGCTCGTTTTTGCTCTTGTTTAAGCTTAAGTGATTGATTAGCTAGTTTAAGATTTTTAATATCTCGTATATCTATAGCATCTTCTAAATTAATATTACCCGCTTGTAAGGCTATTTGTATGCTTTTTTCTAGCATAGCTTTTTCTTCTTCATCTGGTTCTAGTTCCAAAAATATACCAAAATCATGAATATGTAACTGATCTATTTCTTTTAAAGTATTTGTATTAAATGTATTAATGCTATTTATTAAAGCTGCTTTAGTTAAAGAAAAACTAAGCATATCGGCCACCCTTAAACTTATATTTTCGCATGTTCTTATTGTTAAATACATTAGTGACTGTAGTATATGTCTTGTTGCTGTGTTTGAATTAGCAGCTGCTAGTTTTTGTAATCCTACTAAAGCGTGTGCATCGGGAGTGCTTCCATCTCTTGCTTCATTAAGCCCAGTAACATCTCTTATCATTTGTAAATAATAATTATATGTTTGTATCATAGACTGTATTTTAGATATACCTGAAGAACTCTGTAGCTCTTGAATAGGGACTTTAGCTCTATTACCTTCACCATCTTGAGTTAATGATCTACCCACAATACTACCAGTTTGAAAATACATATTTAATGCTTCTTGTGGATTATAGTTTGTTCCATTACCAAGATCAACCTCAGCTAACCCATCAACATCTACATATACGCCATCGGGTACAATACGAGATAATACTTGCTGTAGTTTTAAATGTGTTAATTGAATCATATCAGCAAAACCTATAGTTTTACTTACAATAGATTCTATTCTACCTTGATACATTCTAGGCGCTGTGATAATATAGTTCATATTAACCTTAGTTGTATCTGCATTAGGTCTAGTCATATTTTCACATAACTTCCATTCTAATATATTATTACCTAACCCTAAAACCTTTGCTCCAGAATAAAGTACTTCAATAGATCGGGATGCTTTTTTAAAATTATCATTATACGGAGGGTTAAAAGTATCCTCTTTAG